GTTCAGGTCTAACGCCAGCTGGATAATGAAGTCTGCGATTGCGTCACTCATAACGAGTATCGCATCAACGGCGGCAGGTGTTCACGCGATTGCCAGTCTGACAGACGCTCCCGCCAATTTCATACTTGGGCGACCCAACGTAATGGTCGACTCGGCTCACGGTCTTGGTGCAACCATCACGGCTACTGAGAGGATTGCTCTCTTTGGTGACCTGAAGCAATATGCGATTTTTGATCGTGCCGGTTTTGCAATCCGTCGCAACGATTCTTTATACCAAGAATCGGACCAAGTGGGCTTTTTTGCTTCCAGAAGAGGCGACGGGCAACTGACTCTTGCCGCCGCTTTCAAAATGTTAAGAGCCGCCGCTAGTTAATAGCGGGACAGGAAAATAAGTGGGGCTAGTCGGGGGGTTTTGGGACTTCATATTCCCCCCCTGGCTAGTCCCCTGGAGACGAAAAAATGGTAGTTAAAGTTGAATGTATTAAAGAGTTCACCCTGGCGGGACGGCTTTATGCTGCGGGTGAGCAATACGATATTCCCGCTAAACAGGCGAAGGACTATGGCGAGTATTTCGAAAGGATGACGCCGCCATCTCCCAATAAATCAAAGAAAACTGAGGAAAATAAATAATGGCGACGCGTCATTCTTATGCGAGTATTGATGATCTGCGGGATTACCTTGCAGGGACATCCTATTCAAGCGGGTGGACAAGTGACACGGCAGTCCTGAGAAGGATCGTCGAGTCCGCATCCAGCCGGATTGATAACTATGTGGGAATGCAGAGTTTTGGTCCGCGTCTCGAGACCCATTATTTTGATATTGGATCCGGGACATTGAGGGATACGCCCCAGGTCATAGTTTCCGGATCGTCCCCGACTCAGATCGGGCTAAAGGATTTTTATCTTTCCGCGATTCCCCTGGACTCCTGGCTTGTTTCTGTAACTTCGGTTACATCCTACAAGCAAACGGAACGGACAGAGAGCGAAACGCTAACAGAAGGATACAATGCGGACTACTGGCTGGAGCCTTATAACAGGACGCCAAAGACCCGGCTCAAATTAAACGAGGATTCATCGAAGTCATTCCATGCCGGGCAACAAACTCTCGCGGTTCTTGCCACATGGGGTTATGCGAATGACACCATAAGCGAAACAACCGCTGATGCTATATCCTCCACCACGGCGACAACCGCAAGTGTATCGAGCGCAAGTAGCCTGAGTATTGCCCAGACAATTCTGATTGATTCTGAACAGTTATATATAACAGGAATCAGCGGAAATACCCTCACGGTGGAAAGAGGAGTAAATGGGACAACTGCCGCCACTCATTCCGGTGGGGCTTCGCTTTACAGTTATGAATACAATCCCATCGTTGTCCAGGCATGTCTCGATCTTGGAAAGGTTTTCTTCCGGGACAGGGATATGGGGACAACCTTAACAATCGGAAGTGGTGCGGAAGGAATTACCAGATCCGATGCCGACGCGAGTTCTGTTCTTTCAACCCTGGACGAATTCCGCTCTGTAACAGCTTATTCGGAGACTTACTTCTAATGGCAACATGGGCGGGATACGCTAAAGGACCACTATTCGAAGACCCCGGTGATAACCTGACACGCGCCGCGAATCGCGCCCTGACAGATATTGCTGTCATGGGTGCCAATAAGGTGAAGGAACAACTTTACCCGGGACATGGAAGGATTACGGCAAACCTCCGAAATCATGTCGGTGGAAGCCTGGTTAAAAGTCTTCATGCCCAGATTGATGCCGGGGAGATCCGGTACGGGGCAAATCTTGTTTATGCGTCATGGGTAGAAGGAACATCATCCCGGAATAAAATAACCCGGTTCGGTGGATATCATATGTTTCAGAATGTGAAGGACTGGCTTTCGAAAGGATCAAAGGAAGTGGACGATCTTTTTGAACAGGCATTGGTCGAGGTATTGAAATGAGCCGATCAGGTGCATTAGACAGAATAGACGCATTGCTCGGAACGGTCTCAGATCCGACGTTTACAGCGATTTTAAGGGGAGAACCCCTGTCCATCCCCGGAACTCCTCTATGCGCCTTCTGGATAGTCTCACGGTCAACAATGTTCGAAACCTTCACTGATGTTTCGACAATGACCACTTTCACAATCCGGGCATATTTTAGGATGCAAGCATCCCAGGACGTCCGGGAATCCCTCGAATTGGATTTGTGGGATGCCGCGGTGAATATTGACACGGCGCTGAGAAGTGACGCGGATCTAGCGGGGAATTGTACAGACTCGAATGTTGGCTCAATGGCTACAGGATACACAGATATTGGCGGGGTGGCATACAGAACAATGGATATTCCTTTCGAGGTCGAGAATCTCGGGGAAGTAACAATTACTCCATAGGAGATTTTAATGGCAAAAGTTACCGGGTTAGATACAAGGCTTTATGTTGAAGGGTATGACCTTTCCGGGGATGCGAATTCATTAGCCGGAATGGGATACTCCCAGAATCTTCTCGATGTCACTACCCTGGACTCTTCAGCGGTGAAGCGATTGGTCGGCGAGGCAACCGGACAGATGACGGTTAATGTCTGGTTTGATGCGGCTACAGGAAAATCACATTCAGTTTTCACATCACTCAGCGGGAAGCAACCCACAGCGGATCAGACTGTCCTGGTTCCCCTGGGAAGTGCGGTCGGGTCTAAGAGTGCAGGATTAGTTGCCAAACAGGGTGATTATTCTGTGGACTCGGCTCCGGGTTCTGCTGTGTCGGGTGTTGTTAATTATTCTTCAACCGATGGGGTACCGTTGGAATTTGGCGAAATGTTAACCGCTCATGATGACACTCATTCATCAGCGGGATCGGGAAGTGTTGTTGATAGTGGAGCCTCTTCTTCAAATGGGGCATCTGCTTATCTTCAACTGTTAAGCCTTGACTCTGGCAGTGTCACAGTAAATTTACAGGAATCAACCTCTAGCGGCGGTTCCTACGCGAACTTTATGACTTTCTCAACCGTAGCGGCGGCAGGCGCCCCGACAGCAGTAAGGCAGACGATGGAAGGAACACTTCAAAGGTATATAAAAGTGACAACAACAGGCACTTTCAGCAACGCAAAAATAGCAGTAGCAGTATGCAGACTATAGGAGGTTAAGCATGGCAAAACAAACAGGGCTGGGGGATTACATAGCGGTGGACGATTCCGGGGGGACTGCCCGGGATATAAGTAACAATGTCAGTTCCCTTTCCATAGGAAACAGTCAGAATTTACTTGAGGTTACCGCCCTCGATAAAAGCGCGGTTGAGAGACTGGTCGGTGTAAGCGATGGAACTGTAAGCATGTCGGGAACTTCCGACTTTGCGTCAAACAAAGTCCATGCCGTTCTTGCGGAAGGTCGAACTGTAACCAGGACATTTGATTATCGGATTGGGGGAAACTCTTCCAGTAATCCAAGACTCCAGATGGAGATGGTAATCGGAAGCTATACCGTTGACCGGGGAACAGATGGGTCATCAACCTGGTCTGCTGAATTGTCACTCCAGAGCGGAACTGTTCCAGACTGGGATACGGTTCCCTGATGGTAATTGAAAAAGCTACCAGACCAACATCAATATCCCGGCATTCTCAGCCTTTCATAGTTCCGAGGCGCCAGGCAATCCTGACGTTTCCACCCGGTCATGACTATGAAGGAGCTGAGATCCATGCGCGGCTGGATGTGGATGTCCGCACCTTTTTCGAACTTCAGAATATTGGTGAGGATTCCACCGCCGGAGAAACAAAAACGGCATTTGAAAGATTTGGGAATGAAATCGTCAAGTCATGGAATCTCTGTGACGATGACGGCGAAAATATATCCCCTGATGCTGAAGGATTTCTTTCACTTCCCCCGGCAGTTTGCATTGCAATAATCGGGGCATGGGCGGAGGCGGCGGGAACCTCGGGGGAAGACTAGAGGCTGACATTGCCAGGTGGAAACACGTTAAAGGTGGGGTTGATATAAACGGGAATGCGATAGAGAAGCCTGTGGAACTCTATCAGGCTGAAATAATTGACGGGATATGCCAGAGGTATTCCTGTCTGCCGTCCGCTGTATATAAAGAAGATGTCAGCCTGATGAGACTATTGCATATTGTCGGATTAAACCAACCGGAAACGGAGAAGTAAATTGGCGAATACGGTTACAGTCGAGGTTTCGGCTGATACCTCCAAAGCTGAAAAGAATCTCGGGGGACTTGGCGGAAAGGTCAAGGGTCTCGCGAAGCCGATCGCCATAGGATCGGCGGCGGCAACCGGATTTGCTATGGCGGCTGTAAAGCTCGGGGACGAATTCAAAAAAGCCGAGAATACAATTGCCGCCGGAACCGGCGCAACCGGGGAAGCCCTCGAATCCTTAAAGATAGATTTTGAAGAAGTCTTCAAGGATGTTCCCCAGGATGCCGAGGCAGTCGCAAGTGTAATCGCGGATCTGAATACAGAACTGGGTTTACAGGGCGCTGAACTCCAGAACGCATCCAAGGCATTTCTCGACATGTCCCGGGTCATGGGTGAGGAAACCGCCCCCATGATCAAAGCCGTTTCTGATTCAATGGTTGCCTTCGGGGTTCCCGCGTCAGAGGTTGAGTCTCAACTGGATAAACTTGTCACCGCATCCCAGGCTGTCGGCGTACCGATGACCAAGTTATCTGAACAGGTTGTCAAATTTGGACCCCAGTTAAAAGAGATGGGCTTATCCCTGGATGAATCAACCGCGTTATTTGCGAATATGGCGGCGGCGGGAATAGAGACCAAAGCCATCATGCCGGGATTATCCACAGCCATGCAGAAGATGAGCAAAGAAGGGATCGAGGACATGGGGGCGGGGCTTACTGATCTATTT